TTCTTTTCTTTCAATGTCATCTTCGGTACAATCTTCGCCGTATTGTATCTCAACAATTCTACAAGGCACATCAAATGGATTGGTTAATTGATGCCACTCAGCTATGTGTATTTTGTGTTCTTGATGTTTTTCTAATGTAACCGGGGGAAGTTGATAGCCACCGTCTAAATGCATTTTAACAACACACTTGCCTTCTGATACAATCCAGTATTCAGCACGTTTCCAGTGTCTTTGTAAACTTAAACTACAGCCTGGATCAACTGTGAGTTCTTTGACTTTTATACCCGGCACTTGGTGTAGAATACGGTAATAGCCCCATGGACGTTCTGTTTTTGGTGCTTTCCATTCTTGTAGAATCCAACTACTAGAATTTGCTTTGTTAAATCCGCCCACGCCAAACACAAACTTGGTGTTATCATCGGCAACATCCATTTCTGGAATATTATCGTTGGTTCGATCTCCACCATTGGCAAAAATAATTTGGTCTCGAGGATAACTTTGACGAACCATTGTGATGGCATGACGAGCACTGCCATCGTCATCATTGAAATCAATAACAAAATCTACCATCTTTAAATTACGCACAATGTTAGTGCGTTCTAACAAGGGCATAAACGGGGCCCCTTTTTTTCGTTCTAGCCACGAGTCACTGTTGACTCCAACTATCAAGAGGTCTCCTAATTTTTTTGCTTCTTTAAAATATTCAATGTGGCCCGAGTGTAATGGATCAAAGCCACCAGTAACTAACACAATCTTTTTCATAAAGATATTTATGTACGTAGTTAACGGTAAATATAGAATCTTGATATTAAGCAAAGAAGAAAAACGCAGATTAAAAGGCCACAGCAAAGACAGCCCATTGCTACCTGCATCGACCATTCCGCACGACGGCACACTGGATTATACCAGCCCGTTGGACTGCGCCTGTGTAATACATGGCGATGGTTATAGCTGGAGCTATGTTGATAAACTGTACAACATGTTGTCAAGAAATTTAACACGACCAATACGTTTACATGTTTACACAGAAGCCAGCAGACTAGTACCGGCGCCATACATCAAGCACGAATTAGTGGATTGGGCAATTGGAGGACCAAAACAGTCCTGGTGGTACAAGGTGCAATTGTTTAACAGTGAGCATCATCGTGGACCGTTGTTGTACTTTGACCTAGACATTGTTATTACTAAAAATATAGATTGGATATGGCAATTAAAACTCAGGCATTTTTGGGCAGTTAAGGATTTCAAGCATCTTTGGAGGCCAATGCACCAATCAATTAATTCCAGTATAATGTGGTGGGATACCACACAGTTTGATTGGGTATGGAGTAATTTTTTAGATCTTGATCTAGCACAAACTATGAAAAGATTCCGAGGAGACCAGGATTATATTAATTCTGTAATAACAGAACAACAACGTAGATATTTTAACCCAGAACTGGTCAAAAGCTGGCGCTGGCAATGCTTGGACGGGGGCTATGATTTTAAGCGTAGGACATGGCAAACTCCGGGATCGGGGACTGATATCAGTGATGGCACAGCAATACTGGTTTTTCACGGTACGCCCAAACCCGATCAAACACAGGATTCAGTGATAGTAAAAAACTGGAAATAATACAAATAAAAACAAATTTGCGGTATAAATACACTTGGAGAAATAAATCATGACTAATAGAACCATATATGTAATCGGACAGGGATATAGCCCAACACCTGTGTCAGTAGTAGCCACATTGAACGGAAATGTTGTGTACAACGGTACAATTACTACAGTTGACCAAGATATTGCTGTTACCAAAGTTCCTAATCCTGAACGTAGAACACTACAAGAAGCGTTAGAAACATCAAAAACAGCATTGTTTAGCATTAGCGAACCGGTAGAATACGAAGGTACTGCAACTTTAAATATTGAAGTATCAGGCGGCCCAGTTTGGTTTGGTTCAGTAATTTCAAACTATGTTTCAGACCCACATCTAAACCCAGTATTAACTCCGGAACAACAGGCTATCGTTACTAACCCTGATGCAACAGTAGCTCAAGTTCAACAGGTACAATTCGACATAGCTAATCCTCCTTTTACAGCTGAAGAAATAGCAACTATACAAACAGTTACTAGTTTTCCGTACCCATCGGATATCCAGGCTATGATCAATGCCCACAATGCAAAAATTAACTGTTTCAGCTCAGGACCAGACGGGTTTGCAAGATTACCTGATCTTACAGGCTCACTAGACGATACCTGGAGTAATGTAAGTATCAACGGAGTTGAACAACCTATAAATCCTGATGTTTATACTCCTCCACTAACTGGAACATGGTGGTGGACATTGTCTCCTGGTGATGTATTCTCAGCTACTCTTAGAATTGTAGCAGGTGTACCGACTCCATAATACAATACAGCACACTACAAACCCTTGTTTTTACAAGGGTTTTTTTATGGTTGACCAGAATGCCCATTTTTGCTACAATAGTATTATAAATTAAATTTTGGAGCTAAAATGGCACGTGAATTTAAAGATTTTAATGTAGAAGAACTACAAGGCTACTACAGCGATTTCCACAAGGATTTCTATGGTTTCCGCCCACGCGGTCTTAGCGAAGAACAGTGGACAAGCAAACAGTATATTGTGGCTCAAATTAACATGATTCACGATCAAATGGATCAGCTCAAACTGACCTTTGACGGTCGTGAGCAGTTGCGTGAACAAGGTTGGATCATTGAAGAAACTGATCCAGAACTAGCCCAACAAGCCCAATGGTTGGCCCAAGAACGCGAGCGTGAGCAAGCAGAAGCAATGGCAGATTTTGATGCGACGTATTACGGTGTTGCGTAACCCCCACAAAGGGTTGCGTAAAAACAACAGAAGAACTCTTAAAAAACGCTTAAAAATCAAGCACTTACGTGGCTATAAAAAACGCCAAAATGTGCTGATTTTAACGGTTGACCAGAAACGGCATCAGCGTTACAATACTAGTATATTAACTAAAGTTGGAGCTAAACAGATGACTACAGTCACAATTAAATCAGGCAGTTATAGAAACAAACCGGTTGCTAATGTAAGTTTTGCACTAGTAAAAGGTTTCCAAACTGGAGCAAAGGGTAACTTTGTTACAGTAAAATCAGATGGGTATTTTGGCCCAGAATTTGACGAGGTTCGTATTAAAGTAGACTCGATTGAAGACATTGAATTTGCTGCCGGTACACCGGTATTGGCAACAGAACCTGTGCCAGAACCTCATGTAGAGGTTGTGCATGAATCAGACGAAGAAGCCATTGAGCGTATTCGTAATCGTTTCCAAATCTTGGATGAAATGACCAAGGCAGCAACCACAGGCGACATCCGTGCTATGATTGTGTCGGGCCCTCCGGGTGTGGGTAAATCATATGGTGTAGAAAAGATTGTTGAACAGGCTTGTTTGTTTGACAAGTTATCAGGCAAGCGTTTGAGAGCAGAAGTTGTAAAAGGTAGTGCAACACCAATTGGCTTGTATCAAACACTATACAAATATTCTGACAAGAACTGTATGTTGGTATTTGATGACTGTGACTCAATTTTAGTAGATGATGTTGCGTTGAACTTGCTCAAAGGCGCCTTAGACTCTGGTTCGAAGCGTAAGATTTCATGGTTGAGTGAGTCTAGCAGTTTGCGTCGTGAGGGCATTCCTGACAGTTTTAACTTCAACGGTTCAATCATCTTTATCACTAACTTGAAGTTTGACAAGATGAAGAGTCAAAAGCTCAAGGATCACTTGGATGCACTACAATCACGTTGTCACTATCTAGACTTGACACTTGATACAATGCGTGACAAGATCTTGCGTATCAAACAAATTGCCGCAGATGGCGCATTGTTTGAAAACATGGACTTGGACAAAGAAGCTGAAACAGAAGTGATCGAGTTCATGGAAGAACACAAAAACTCACTACGTGAAGTGTCATTGCGTATGGCAATCAAACTTGGACAGTTGCGTAAGAGCTTTGTACTTCGTTGGAAGGACATGGCTAAAGTAACTTGTATGAAAGTAGGTGCCTAACATGGCATGGGTGGGTGTCTTATTACTGATATTCTTAGGACACCCAGGTTGGGCAGTGATATTAGCCATAATGATTTTGTTAGCAGGTAATTGATAATGAACCGTAACTTAGAAATCTTTTTGGTATGTGTGTATAACTTGGCACTGTTGGCCGGGTCAGCATACATGATAGTGGAACATGATTGGTCAGCTTGGATCTTAGTAGTAGCATTGATGTTTGCTGCCAGTTGGGAAGATCGGGAACCCGTCAAATTGGAAATTGGCAAGTAAAAGTTAGCTCCTGAGCTGTGGCAACACAGTTCATTTTACACCGGTGCCCCTAAAAAGGTGCCGGTTTTTTTGACTTTGTTGTTGAATAAGTATATACTTGTACGATGTCGCATCTCTATATAGAACTTCAAGATCTCTCTCTTAAATTTGACTTACTAAACAGCCCGCTTACTGAGTTATGGGTTGAGCGCATGAACAATCGCGAGGATTATCCTCTGGATCACCCCAATCGATTCTATGGTTTTGACAGTCACGAGCAAGAGGTGCAACGAGCAGAAAACTACATTTGCAGTTGTATTGATACCATAAACAATTATCAACGGTTAATTGATCGCTCGTTTACCAACTATCGAGATCAAGACTGCTTGAATTATCTGCACAATATCTTTGAACGCTATCACGGGCAATTGGATCAACAGAGCACAGAATTTTGGAATCAAGCGCCAGTCGAAGTACAGCAGGCTCTGGCCAATCTTAATTTGGCTGTGCATCGATGTGAATCGGTCAGTCGCGGTTCTCGTCCAAGATTTGTGTGTACTTGGTATGGTATGCCAAAAACTCTACACTTGCCGCAGGAACATATGTTAAAATACAGTACAATGGCCACATCGTTTGGTACTGTGTATCTTAACTATTGTGAAATAGGTAAAACATTAGAAGATCTTGCCACAGACCGAGATTGCTACATTGGCGACGACATGTTTAAACCACATGACTTTTACAGTGCAGATTTTGTTGTCAAGTTCTGGGACGACACTGCACAAGAAATACAAAACAAATTAGAGAACATGCAATTGTACTATAACAGTCACCTAGAGTATTTTCAAAAACAAGGTTACAATAAGTTTGATGATCCAAGATTGTTGCCGCTGCGTTTTCCTGTAGCACAGTTAATTGAAACCATGCCAAGACAACAACTGCTAGAAGAAATTAAACAGCGACAATATGTCAACAGAGTGTACATACAATGAAAACAGCCACAATTATAATCAAGGACGAAGTAAACATCAAGATTGAAGGACTTGATCTTGAAACACGCAAGGATCTTGTTAAGAAATTCAAATACGATGTGCCTTATGCTAGATATCTTCCAGCAGTTAGACTAGGACGTTGGGACGGCAAGGTCAGCTACTTTCAGTTGGGTGGTAGCACTTATGTAAACTTGTTGCCTGAGATTATTCCTGTGTTAGAACAATACAACTATGACATTGAGCTAGATGATCAACGTGACTATCGTACAGTGTTTGATTTTGAACCTGTGCAAGAAGACAGTTTCAGTCATATCAAATGGCCCAAAGGTCATCCAGCAGCAGGTCAGCCTGTGATGATGCGTGACTATCAGTGTGCCATTGTCAACAACTTTTTAAAGAATCCACAGTGCTTGCAGGAAATTGCCACTGGTGCTGGTAAAACAATTATGACAGCGGCCTTGAGCCAACGCTGTGAACCATATGGGCGTACTATTGTTATTGTACCAAACAAAAGTCTAGTAACGCAAACAGAAGATGACTATCGCAACATGGGTCTCGATGTGGGTGTGTACTTTGGAGATAGAAAAGAGTGGGGACGTACACATACTATCTGTACTTGGCAAAGTCTAAACGTACTACTTAAAAATACCAAGTCAGGCAGTGCCGCAGAAGATTGTACTATTACTGAGTTTATTGAAGATGTAGTATGTGTCATGGTAGACGAAGTACATATGGCCAAAGCAGACGCATTAAAGAGTTTACTCACAGGTGTAATGAGCCGTATTCCTATACGCTGGGGATTAACAGGCACAGTGCCCAAAGAAATGTTTGAGTTTCAAAGTTTACATGTTAGTATTGGTCCGGTTATTTCAAGACTGGCCGCAAGCGAACTACAGGAAATGGGACACCTATCTAACTGCCACGTGAACATTGTACAGTTCCAGGACCATGTGGAATACTCGAACTATCAAAGTGAATTAAAATATTTGCTAGAAGAATCAGGACGCTTGGATGCAATGGCCGAAGTAATTGCACGAGTAAAAGAAACAGGCAATACACTAGTTCTAGTAGATCGTGTGGCAGCTGGACAAGAACTGGTTAAACGGTTAGGCGACCGTGCTGTGTTTGTATCAGGTGCTACCAAAGCAAAGGATCGAAAGGAAGAATATGATGAAGTGGCTGACGTCGACGACAAAATTATTGTGGCAACATACGGAGTGGCTGCCGTTGGTATTAATATCCCTCGCATATTTAATTTGGTGCTGGTTGAGCCTGGTAAATCTTTTGTACGGGTTATTCAGAGTATAGGACGAGGTATTCGCAAAGCCGAAGACAAAGACTTTGTGCAGATTTGGGACTTAACTAGCACATGTAAGTTTGCCAAAAGACATTTGACCAAACGCAAACAATACTACAAAGAAGCCAAGTATCCGTTTACACAGGAAAAACTTGAGTGGATGAAGATAAAATAATTTGACTTTTAGAATAAAATCCTATATTATATAAACATGAGAATATTAACCTTAGACAACCAAAGTTTTGATCTTGATCATTTACCCGAAGAAGTAGATGACATGCGTTTTGCTATCCTAGACAATAGCACACCTGCAGAGCCAGACTATCACTACATTCCACTAATCTTTTTAGAAAGTTTTAATGCTCCAGCACTGGTCCTACGCATTGGTAACAAGAAGATCAAGATGCCTGTGGATTGGCAAATACTAATTGGAGAGCCCGACCTGGGTGACTTGGAAGTACTACCGTTAACATCAATTAACGATCGTGGATTCAAAGCATTTCAGTTTAATCCACTCAGCAGTTTTAGGCCCAGTTTTCCAGACATTGAAATTGTGGACGTGTATCAAGAAGTGTCGTGGTATGCGCCCAAACTAAAGAATGGACAGATGCTATGTGTACCATTAGACGAGAGTGAAAAGCCTGAATGTGTTTACTTTGTCAAAGACATCAGCCGCAACTGTGAAATTGTAGACTACAACAAGGCATGGTAACCATGGGCACATTAAAACCTGGAGCAACTTATATCTATGAACGATGGGATGGTATCGTCTATGCTCGCGAGATGGGTGCCAAGCCCAGCGAAAGATTTGTGGTAGGATATGAATCTGGCAAAGAGTACGATCCCCTTAGAAACGAAATCAAAGAAAATCAATTGTGGCATGAAATTAGACGAGCTGCTGAGTCTAATCCAGCTTTACAAGAAGCACTAGATCGTGTTAAAGTCTTATACGAGTTAAGCAAAGATGAGCGATAAACTAAACATAGCAAATGAGATGGCTGTATTTGATCGTAAAGATCGAGACTTCTACGACAGTTTAACCGACGAAGAACGCAAAAAGTTTTCAACCTTCTTAATGATACGTTGGGGATCCAGCATCAACGGCTCACGTGAATTACAAGAGTACTATGTACAAAGTTGTAACCATTACCTCAACAAAAACTTCTTTGCTGTAAGCAAACACCCTAAACTACAGTGGCTCATGGCCACAGCAGTGAGTCCAGGTATGGGCACACACAGACACAACTGGATTGCTCCTAAAAAGAAAGAAGCAGGTGCCAGTGGCATACGCAAACAGTTAGCAGAGCTATTTCCTCACATGAAAGACGACGAAATAGAAGTCATGGCCAAGATCACTACCAAAAAAGAACTGGATGCTTACATCAAAGCGCACGGCAACGACAAATAATGTTTCAGTGTAGATATTGTAAAAAAGACTTTGCTAAAGAAACAACTCTAGCGGTTCACGTGTGTGAGCCTAAACGTCGTCATCAAGAAAAAGATGAACGTGGGGTACAGTTGGGATTCCAAGCCTACATCCGCTTCTATGAGCTAACACAAGGATCAGCAAAGTTAAAAACATTTGATGATTTTGCAGAAAGCAGTTTTTATCGCGCATTTGTCAAGTTTGGACGCTATTGCTTATCTATAAAAGCCATTAACCCAGCACGCTTTACTGAATGGTTGCTCAAACAAAATAAAAAGATTGACTACTGGTGTAAAGACAGCATCTATACAGAGTACTTGTTGGACTACTTAAAGGTAGAGCATGTAGATGATGCACTGGCCAGAGCAATTGAATACAGTATGGACTGGGCGGAAAAGTCCGGACATCCAGCACATGACTGTTTGCGGTATGGCAACACAAACACATTGGCGTATGCTGTAACCACAGGACGTATCAGTCCTTGGGTATTGTATAATTCGGAATCAGGCTTGAAGTTTTTAAGTGAACTTGATGCTACACAGATAGCCATGGTTTGGCCCTACATTGATTCAGAAATATGGACCAAGAAGTTTGCAGACTACATGGCCGATCAAGAGTATGCCAAAGATATATTAAAGAAAGCAGGTTGGTAATGGAAACAGTCATCATTTTATTGACATTGTTTGGCATCAAACACTTTTTAGCAGACTTCTTGTGGCAATTTGATTTCATGCTTCGAGACAAAGGACACTATGGTGCAGAAGGTGGAATCATTCATGCTCTAGTACATGGATTGTTGACATTCTTTGTAGTAATAGGATTTGTACGTCCTGAAGATGCTGTTACCTTGGCATTATTGGATACAGTGATTCATTATCACATTGATTGGGCCAAGACCAATTTGAGCCGTGGGCTGACTGTTCAAGATCGGAAGTTTTGGATTTGGTTCGGACTGGATCAAACTCTACATTACTTGACGTATATCGCTATTATAGGTATAATTGTGCTATGAGCGCAGATATTGACATTGACTTTGCTGACCGAGAAAGCATACTAAAGCTAATTGATAGCGTGCCAGCACGTCAGATGCATCAAGGACAGGTGCGACGGCACAACTCAGGTGTGTATGTAACAGACATACCCTATGATCCTGTGCATCAATGTGCGGCCATAGACTATGAAACAGCAGAAGATCGTGGCTATTTTAAGATAGACTTTCTTAACATGACTGTTTATAACCTAATAAAAAGTCCCGAACACTATGTTGAAATGCAAGCACAAGAGCCACCTTGGCAAAGATTATGGACTGACAGTGCCTGGGCCGGTCAACTAGCACACATTGGTAACTACACAGAATTGTTAGCTACCATGCGACCGGACTCAATACCGAGAATGGCAGCTTTTATATCTATTATTAGACCCGGCAAAGCTCATTTACAGAATCGGCCCTGGGCAGAAGTGTTTGAGTCGGTGTGGGACGGTGATGATTCAAAGGGCTATACGTTCAAAAAAGCCCATGCTGTGAGCTATGCGGCACTGGTAGCATTACATATGAATTTGCTTAATCAACCCGTCGAACCAGCGTAATTGATTTACGCTTTGATTTTTTTCTAGCAATATCAATCAAACTACAAGCAGGACCGTGTAAAATTTCCAAGTCCTTGTTGACAAAGGTTTTTAGGTAGTTTTTGAATGGGTCCCATTCGGATTTTAGGAATATGTTAATGGGTATTGATCTGTTGCTTTCCCACCACCAAACATTGGCCAACTCTAGAAATTGACGTTTTAATTCCATGTCTTGTATGCTACCAAAGTCGTAAATTGTGGTGATTGCATCGTCTTTGTTTTGTATAATTCCCACGTATTCTGTAGAGGCGTAGACGCACAGCGTTATAAAAGGGTACTTTTCAGCAAGTTTTGAGAAGATGTCATTGCCCATAAATATTGTTAGAGGATTCCTATGTATTCGACCACGGCGTATTTATATCAACAAAAGACCAGAGTATTAATGATTGACACCAGTGGTGCTTACTTTACTATGAGGTACGACCCAGTGTACGCAAAAAAACTAACCATAAACAAAGGCGTTGATAATGTCATATTATTTGAGTTTATCAACCAAGATCAAAAGCCTGTAAACATCTCAGGTAGCACATTAATCTTTAGACTGATCAGTCAAGACGGACTAGAGCTAATGAATGCCACTCAAATGACCATTATCAATGCTCAAGCTGGGCGTGCCAAGGTCACACTATCTGCAGAGGATTTGAATTATATTCAAGCACAACCTGCAAACTACAGTATCAGTCGTGCATCAGGAAATCTTGTAGAAGCTGTGTTTACAGATGCCCAAGCTGGCGCCGCAGCTCCTGTGGATATTGTAGACAGTATCTACCCAGAATTTGTGCCCAGTGCAGAACTTACTATTCCCACAACCGACCTAACAGCTCAGGTAAGCTACGGTGGTTCTAGTTCCAGTAACTACCCAGACTGGGCGTTGCAAGGTGGAGCCCCAATCAACAACTACAGTCCTTATCAAAGTACTGAGTTTTATTCCAGTTATATTGAGCCGCAGAGTGCAGTTACTACTATTCAATTTGATTTGGTGGGATACACAGGAACAATCAAAGCCCAAGCAGCTGAAAACTATCAAAGTATATTTTACAACATCACAGACAGCAAACAGTATCTAAACAAAACTGGTACTGTTTACATGACTATTGTGGGTTGGCATCCGCTAATTCGTTTGTGTTTTAACAACTCAATCTATACCACTGGAGAAAACGGTAACATGGTCATGGGCTATGCTGGACAGGCCACAGCAGTGGTCGAAGATGGTGTAGTTACCAGTATCAACATTGTCAACGCAGGGCAAGGTTATCAGGCCGCTCCATTGATTGAAATTGTAGGTGAAGGTGCAGGAGCATCAGCAGTGGCCACGGTGGCCAATGGACAAATCTCCGGTATCTCTGTAGTTACAGGTGGCTCGGGTTATCGCCCAGTACCGCCCACAATGTCAGCTGCACAGGTAATCATTACCACTGGACATGTAGTAAATTTAAAGTACAGATAATCAACTCATAATTACTAGATGAAATTCAAAAAGATTGTAGGCTTTGGCGACAGCTGGACCTACGGCGATGAACTACTAGATCCAGAATTACTAAAATCTCATCCTGACGCTCATTTTTGTTGGGTGCAAAACATTGACTATAGAGAACAAAATTGTTTTCTTGGTCAACTTGGTAAACACTACAATGTACCCACTGAAAATTTTGGTATTCCTGGCGGTAGTTTGACCAGTACTATGTGGACCTATCAATGGTGGTTGGATCATGAAACTGTTCCATTAAATGAATGTCTGGTATTAGTAGGGCTAACCAACTCGGATCGAGTCTCTCATTACAATCCCAATCATGTACATTATTCCAATGATCCACCCTGGAACAAATTTGTACACAGTCCCTGGGTTGATATTGGCGCCAGCACTGTGCCTCAAGAATTTTGTGATCTAATCAAACGTCAAATAGTGCTGACCACTTGTCCAGAATTAGAAAAATTAAATTACCAACAGGCGGTGTTGTTTTTTGATGGTGTAAGTGCTCGTAATCGTATTCCTACTATACAGTTCAATATCATGCCCGGAGAGAGACCAGTGTCTAATGCTCCTACTTTGGTAGAACCTGATTTCAGTTGGGTTAGATGGTTTAGAGATCATCCTAGTAACCAACGTAGAGAGTTGATCAAACCTGACGGACATCCCAACGAAATTGGGCATAGTTTGATAAGAGATCACTTGATTTCCCTAATAGAATCTGCTACAATGTATGAATGCTAGACATTCTACAATTCTTACCAGCCAAGCGTAAAACGTCTAGTTCAGGCTGGATCAGTTTTAATGCTCCTTGTTGCCAACACAATGGTGAAAATCCAGATCGTCGATCACGTGGCGGCATAAAGCTGTCGGATGAAGGTTGGAGTTTTCACTGTTTTAATTGTGGATATACTGCCAGTTTTATTCTAGGACGTAACCTAAGTTATAAAGCACGCAGACTGTTGTCATGGTTAAATGTTCCGCAAGAAGAAATAGAACGTATTAATTTAGAAAGTCTTAAACACAAATCAATTGCGGGTTTATTAAGTGAGCGTCAACAAGTTGCAAATGAATTGCAAGGTATTAAGTTTGAAGAACGCGATTTACCACCGTTTGCTGAATTGCTCACACCCGAACACCACGAACATTGGGACTATGTACACCGTCGTTGTGTACCAAAAGATTATCCATTGATGGTGCAGATACAAACAGATAACGTACATTGGACTCGCCCACACATAGTAGTGCCTTTCACATATAACAATGCTGTGGTTGGATACAGTTGTAGATTTCTAGACAATAAGATACCCAAGTATATTAATGATATACAGCCCGGATATGTGTTTGGCACAGACTTACAAAGCGATGCGTGGAATTATGTGCTGGTAATGGAAGGTGTGTTTGATGCCTTAAGCATCTCAGGACTAGCTGTGTTACACGCTGAAATCAATGATGCACAAGTACGATTAATTCGTAGTTTGGGCCGGGAAGTCGTAGTAGTGCCCGATCAAGATGCCGCTGGTATGAAGTTGGTAGATCGTGCTATAGAACTAGGTTGGTCGGTGAGCATGCCCGAGTGGCCTGATTGCAAAGACGTAAATGATGCTGTGATTAAGTATGGCCGCTTGGCTACTCTAATAACTATACTGCAAGCTCGAGAATCAAGTAAAATAAAGATTGAATTAAGGAAAAAGCAAATTGTTAAAAGATTACGGAACTGAAGTACAACGCTTGTTCTTGGAAATGATGCTCCAAGATGCTGCCAGCTATGTTCGTGTGCAGAACATTTACAATGCTGAAAACTTTGATCGTAGCCTACGTCCTGCCGCAGAATTTATAGCCCAGCACGTAAATGAATTTAAAACAATGCCCGTGGCTGAACAAATTGCAGCCGCAACAGGAATTAAATTAAATCATATTCCTGATTTAAATGAAGATCATTTTAATTGGTTCATGGGCGAGTTTGAAGGATTTACCAAACGTCAAGAACTAGAGCGTGCTATTTTAAAAGCTGCGGATATGTTGGAAAAGGGCGAGTTTGATCCTGTAGAAAAACTAATCAAAGATGCTGTACAAATATCCTTAACAAAAGACATGGGCACAGACTATTTTGATAATCCCAAGAGTCGATTAGAAAAGTACTTTAGTTCAGGCGGACAAGTAAGCACAGGTTGGCCCAGTGTGGACAAACTGCTATATGGTGGATTCAGTCGTGGTGAATTAAACATTTTTGCTGGTGGATCTGGTTCAGGTAAATCATTGGTTATGATGAACATAGCCTTGAGTTGGTTACAGCAAGGATTAAGTGGTGTATACATTAGTTTAGAACTTAGTGAAGAACTATGTGCGTTGCGTACAGATGCTATGTTAGCAGGAATGTCAACAAAAGATATTCGTAAAGACATGGATACCACAGAATTAAAGGTTAAGTTGTACAGTAAAAAGTCCGGGCAATATAGAATCAAAGCATTGCCAGCACAATCCAATATCAATGATGTGCGAGCATACTTAAAAGAAGTACAGGTACAGACTGGAATTAAGGTGGACTTCGTCATGGTTGACTATTTGGATTTGTTGATGCCAGTATCGGCCAAAGTAAGTCCCAATGATTTATTCGTAAAAGACAAGTATGTTTCAGAAGAATTGCGTAATCTAGCAAAAGAATTAAATGTATTGCTAGTTACAGCTAGTCAGTTAAATCGCGGGGCTGTGGAAGAAGTAGAGTTTGATCACAGTCATATTTCGGGTGGTATTAGTAAAATTAACACAGCTGACAACGTGTTTGGTATTTTTACAAGCCGTGCTATGAAAGAGCGTGGACGCTATCAAATTCAGTGTATGAAATCGCGTAGTTCAACAGGTGTAGGACAAAAGGTAGATTTGGAATACAACATCGAAACCATGCGTATTACAGACTTGGGCGAAGATCAACAACAATCCAGTGGATTCATTAAAAAGCCCAACGTAATGGATCAAATCAAAGCTACCAGCAGAGTGGGCATACAGGATGCAGGCGATGAAGAAACGTCATCTCCAGTGGCTGATGTAAACAGTGCCAAACTAAAACAGTTGTTGGGTTCAATTAAATCTAATTTTTAATGACTAAAAACATACATTGTCCAATGATCCACGGTGGCCTCAATATCAATTTAAAGGCTCAAACCAACACATTGACCTACAATCAATGTTGTTTAAGTACTACTAAACTGTCAGTGCTTCGGGACCCAGGACAGTTGTGGCAGGATATTTCATTGCAAAATATTAGAAAAACAAACAATGAAAATATTTGGTTAGATGGGTGCTGGCAATGTCAACATGTTGAAGCAGTTGGGCTTAAAAGTTTCCGCCAATCAATGATTGAAGCGTTTGGTACTGAAAAAGAATTATCAGGCCCAAAACGTATAGATTTATTATTCGACCGTAGTTGTAATTTGGCCTGTAGGACCTGCGACGCAAATAGTAGCACATATTGGGAAAAGCATCTTCGAGACAATAATTTATTAAAAAGCAATAATTTTACTTTGACTGTCAATGACAATTTTAATATAATTAAAAATATTCTTGAAACATTGGATTTGAGTAATTTGGAACAGGTTCAGTTTTGCGGTGGTGAAACACTGATGGGTACAAGTTATTGGAAAACTGCTGAATTAATTGCAGATTTAGTGCCCAATGCCAAAGATAAAATTCTATTGGGATTTCAGACCAATGGCACACAACCCATTGATGAAAAATACTACAAATTAATAGAAAAATTTAGATTGGTTAAATTAATGATCAGCATTGATGGCACACACGATCGCTTTGATTATCTGCGTTGGCCCGGCAACTGGAATCAAGTAGTTGACAACATTTTTAATTTGCGGGAAAAATTGCCCGGAAATGTAATGTTCTTTGTACAAGAATGTACAAGCAATTTAAATTTATTATATTTTGGAGAAGTTGAAAATTGGATACGAGCCAATTTTAATACAAATCGTTTTGGTGACACAGTTGATCATACCACACAATTGGCCAATCATAACTATCTTAATGTAAATAATATTACACAAGAATATGTTGATGCAATAAAGGACACTCGCATGTTTCAATTTATCAGTTCCAACTGGAAAGAAAATCCAACCCAAATCCGAGAATTTATTGCAAAAACTGAACAGTTTGATCAAATCAGAAATCAAGATTGGAAAAAAACCTTTTCAGAAGTAGCTAATTTTTATTCTAGATATCTATAATAAATAATAAAAAGGTTCTAGCCATTATGCAAAAGAAAACTCGTAGTCTTTTAGAAGAATTGGATTCAATGTATATTGAGCGTGATCAGCGCCATGTCATTGAAAATCGTGCTTCAAACGTTATTGCATCAGCCATACGCTTGCTGGAATCTATAGAAGAAACATACACACCAGAGCAAGCTGAAAATCTCACACGTAAGTTGTTGAATGCCATCAAGCTCAAAGACCCTGGTAAATTTACAAGAACAGTGAGAAAAACAGATGCAAATTCATGAGCTAACACAACGTCAACTGCTGGATGAAGCAGGTATATTACAAGGCATTAAAGGTGCTGTACAAGGATATCAACAGTCCAAGCAAGATCGTACCACACAAGCGGGCATACAAAATGTTGCTGACCGTGCGGTCAAAGCCTGGACAACCTACGCCAAACAATTAAAAGCAGCCAATCCTGATCCTACTAGATATGCACAGCTTTACAAACAATCATTGATGTCATTTGTACAAAAGAATTTGCTAAAAGGGCAACCCATTGCCAATGCTATCAATCGTCAAGAAATAACTCAGTTGATTGATGCCATGACAGATCAAGCTGACAATCCTGCGGCTATAACTGGCTTGTTTCCCAAGCTGGTACAACAAGCAGCAACATCCGCTACTGACGTAGAGTCTGGTGCTGGGCAGTTAATGGTCAAAGTGATCAACCCTGATCCTGCTGTGTTACAGTTCCGCAACAGGACCTATATCATCAATGACAATGGCCAGTGGGCGGATCAACAGTCTGGCACAGTGCCCGAACCAAGTTTTCAAGGCTTTTTAGATCAAGAGTTAGCCAAAGCTGTGCCCAATGCACAAGCACAATTAACACCACAGCCACAACAAAAAATAGAATATTTGCCTGCTGATCCACAGTGGAAAAATCTTGATGGTGTTCGTGGATACCAAGGCAAAATTTGGATTAAAGACAAGGCCGGAAAATGGTTTGATTACAACAACAACAGTCCTACAGAAGAAACCCGTCCTCCCTATATCAATACATTAAACAAGTTGTATGATCGAGTTAAACCCACTGGCGCTGGCCAAGCCGCAACAGCTGATTCTGTACTACAACAAGCTGGTATTGACGCAACAAAACTAGCACAGTTACAGGCAGCTGTCAAAGCTGATCCTGCTGTGGCCGATCAATTAAGAAAGGCCCTGGGCCTATAATGAATTTAAATGAAGGCGGCAACATCTTTAAAGATGCGTCAGGTCGTGCATTAACACAACGCATCAATCAAACAGATGTTAAATCGACCATTGCTTGGTTGGAACAATTAACTGGTATGGATCTACAGGACAACACTCTGGGTTCAACTGGTCGTAAGCCTACATCAGGCGATTTGGATCTAGCTGTAGACGCCAATCAATTCACCAAAGAACAAATGGTAGCCCAATTAACACAATGGGCACAATTAAATGGATTAAAGCCCGAAGAATATATTCGTAAATCAGGAATTTCAGTACACTTTAAAACACCCATTAACGGAAATCCTTCAAAAGGTTATGTACAAACAGACTTTATGTTTTTAAAGGATGTTCCATTTAGTAAATTCATCCTATCAGCTCCAGCAGATTCTAACTATAAAGGTCAGGATCGCAATGTGCTAATGAATTCAATTGCCAAAAGCATGGGCTATAAATTAAATCAAACAGCTGGCTTGCAAGATCGTGCCACAAATGAAATCATTTCAAATGATCCTGATGCTATAGCAAAAATATTATTAAACAAACAAGCCACACGAGAAGATTTATACAGTGTAGAATCTATTGTTCGAGCTCTAGAAAAAGATCCTCAAAAAGATGAAAAATTAAAAGATGCACGTGAGCATTTTGCACGTGAAGGTGTACCTTTTATGGAAGGCATGGAATTGCCACCACCAACAGGCTATACTGAAGTCAACTTTTTAGCACGTTTGCGTGATAGAATTGTAAATCAAGGAATGACACCTATTTTTGAAAGTCAACAATTAACAGAAGCTGCTGCTAGAATTGAACACTTGGAAGATCTAGTGTTTGAACGTGGCACACGTGGTGTAAAAGAAGCCTTGGCAATTATTACTTCAGCTGCTGAAAACACTGCTGCTACTACCACTGTAAAATGGGATGGCAAGCCTGCAATTATTTGGGGTCGCAAGCCCGACGGCAGATTTGTATTAACAGATAAATCAGGATTCCTAGCCAAGGGCTACGATGGACTAGCAACTAGTCCAGACCAGCTGGCACGTATTCAACGTATGCGTTCAGGTGAACGCGGAGAATTAATTGGCATTTACACAAAACTATGGCCCATGCTAGAAGCTGCTACTCCTGCCAACTTTCGAGGCTATGTACAAGGTGATTTATTGTATACTCAAACTCCACCAGAACAAGCTGGCGCTTATGTGTTCCGTCCTAATTTTGTTGAATATCGTATTCCTGCATCAAGCAAGCTGGGTCAAGCCATTGGCGATTCAGAAGTAGGCATTGCTGTACATACACGATATGCAGATCCTGGCAGTGAAGCTGAGCCCATCAAGCACGTCTCATTTGATCCTCATCCAGGATTATTATTAATTGAGCCCACAGTAAAAGATATCAAAAACGTTGCACCCAGCAGAAAATTAGAAAAGGAATTACGCAGTGTTGTAGCACAGCATGGATCAGCTATAGACAGTCTTTTTAATCCTGCTGAATTGCGTGCCGCTGGAATTACAGATTTGCCACAGTTGTGTAAGCGTTATATCAATTCAAGAATTATGAGCAATTACGACAATTTGTTGGCCGACTTTGGACCATGGTTACAAAAGTCAGTGACTCCAAGAAAATACAACAATATTGTGGAATATTTACAAAGCCCAAGATCAAATCTAGATGGTATCTCAGCGGCCTTTACTGCGTTCTTGTTGTTGCACGAAATCAAAACAGACATGCTAAACCAACTGGATCGACAACAACCTGGACAAGAAGGTTGGGTCATTGCGTCCGATGCAGGCCGGGCTAAACTGGTCAATCGCTTTGGATTCTCGGCTGGCAACAGAATTTTAAACAACCCCAATTTGGGCGAGTAAACCGCAAATTCTCCAAAACGGTATAAATAAGTGTAGAGCTTCGGCTCACACATTAAGGAGATTTTAAAATGGCAACATTCGCAAAAACAAATGGTTCAACACAACCAGTATTCGCACTAGACGTTCGTAACGGTTCAGTAGCTCAATCAGCTAACATCGCTGCTCAAGGTCCAGTACAACCACAAGGTCCAAAATTGGACTTCTTCTCATTGGTAGCCAACGCTTCAGTTGCTACACAAGGTGGTGTTAATGGTTACGTAGGTAACGTATTACAAGCTATCCAAAACGGTACAACAGACGCAGGCGCTGGCTGTACAGTTGCAATGTACGAAGTTGGTTCAGACGGCGTTACATTGAACTTGGCTATCTACCCAACTGGTGCTTACACAACAGCAACATTGGTAGCAGCTGCTCAAGTAGCTAACTCAAGCATTGGTATCCCAACTGCAAACGTAGCTGCATCTGCAACATTCACAACAATCTAATTTTTAATTAGCGTTGTAACTAACCCCAGTTTAATCACTGGGGTTTCTTTTTGGCCTTAAATATCCAGTCTCATGCGTATTCAATGTCAAACTCTTTTCGATATAACAGCCACAGGTGTAACTGGTCACATCAAACCCAGCCGCATGCCATTTTGGGATCAAGCCGGCAATCGGATCACAGACGTAGAATCCTGGCACAGATCAAGAAATCAGCAACGCAACTGGGAAACTGTAACACAGTTAATTGGCCTTAGAACACAGTTGTCAGAATTAACCAACCCTGTACAACAACACAATCGCTGGACATTTGAATTTGTTGTTGATATTGAAGGACTGTTTGAATTGGATCAAGACCCCTTGGGTATATTAAAAACAGACTGCGAAGGTGTGCCCATGCTTACTGGACTGGATGAAGCACCCAGCTCCGGTGCAGTATTATCTGTGGATTCAAACATATGGTTTGAACTGATAGAATAAATATATCATAGGAAAAAATAGATTATGTCTGAAACCACTGAAATTGAAAAAAAGAGTTTAGAAGCACACGTTGAGCTGTGTGCTGAACGTTATAACAGTTTAGACATGAGATTAGACGCTCTAGCCGAGCACATCAAAAAGGTTGAACAATGCACCGCCGATATTCGAGAAATGATGGCTGCTCACATAGAAAAGCACAATGATAGATTGATTGCCTGGGGAGTAGGCACAATTGGTGTATTAATTGGCACAATTGGCTGGCTCATGGCCACATATGTTTTTAAATAAATGAAAGATCAAGAATTAGAAGCTTGGGTGCGTAGCGAAATACGTACCATTATGCCCAATTTTATTTGGCGAAATGACGAGGGCGAATATGAATTATTTGGAAAATACAGAATTGTTCCAAATCGTCCCGGGTATATTGTATATTGTGCCGCTAACTCTGTGGGCAATTTTAGCTCAACAAGAACCGCAGTAAGCTGGTGTGTGGCTGACAAATATCAAAATTTCAATCTTGCACGTGATATATTGCGTACAGACGAAAGATTAACTGCTATCAGCAATGATGTATTTGTTAGAATGGGTGTGGCCAACCGCAGTAAGCGAGCAGAATTTAGAGAATCTATAGACACAAAATTAGAAGCCAAAATAATTCGAAAAAAAGAGCTGGAACAACAATTGTCCAAATATATTAATTCAGCTAAATATTTACAACAAAGAGGATTCGAAAATGAAACTGCAAGATCTAGCCGCTCAGCCGCAAACAAAACAAGTCGCTAAAGTGATGGAAAGTCACTTTGGTCAATCAGTGAACTTTGAAGCAATTTCAAAGCGTCAAGCACACGACATGTTGACACGTGTACGTGGATTAATCAGTGAACATCGTCGTCAGCCTGAATTTCACAGCAGTGAGCAAAATCCTGCTTATTTGAAATTGGTCATGATGGAACAGGCTCTTGCCAGTAAACTAAGTGAACAAGACGTTGCTGCAACAACTCAAACGGCCCCAGCTGGTCAAACTCCGCAACAGGCTGTTGCAATGAAAGCTGCCGAAGTGCAAAAACAACAAAAGCAACGTCAAGATCGTGTCAAAGAAATCAATGCGCAAATGGCTGAGTTAACCAAAGAAAAAGCAGAATTAAGCAAACCTATGCCAACTATGGAAGCTCATGGTTTGCGTCGTAAGCTAAAAGAATCCGAAGTTCAACAAGCTCAAGTTGTGCTAGCGTCACAAGACATGGTTGACCAAGTACAAAAAATGATTGAACAAGTTACATCAATGCAGTTCAAAGATTTGCCAGCTCTAGTTGATCAAATCAAAAACGAAGTTGGTGTTGATCAAGCTCAACAATTCAATGCAGATGCCACAGCGGCTCTAGCAGGTTTGACACAGAACTTGCAAGGTTCAAAAGGACAGTTAGAAACAGCATTGGGTGTGGTCACAGGTCAAGCTCCGGCTGTGCCAGGTGAACAACTAGCAACTCCAGCAGAAATGCCTGCTCCGGAAATGGGCGCAGAAGAATTGCCAGTGGAAGAACCCGAAGAGGAAGAAGCCACAGACTTAGAAATCAGTTTGGGCCGCGGCAAGAGATAATGCGTTTACGTGAGTTTGCTGATCCCAATGCAGACAAGTTATTGGCGCTGACCACATGGTTAGCAGATCGTGCCAAGGACGAAAACGCACAGGGTCAAATCAGTCAAGACGCATTTATTGATGTGGCCAAAAGTCTTGGCGTAAATCTTACCAAAGAAAATCTTGGCGACATGATTGCCCGAGATCCTCTTAAAAATGTCTTAGAACCCTTGGACCCAAATTCAGGGGTTGTCAGTTTCAAAGGCGAACTTGAAACTACTGCAGGAATGACTGTGGACCAAGCACGTGCCACAGTGGATTCCAATGCCAAGGCTGCTCTCAAGCGCCGAATGAAATAACCAAAACGGTTGTAAATACTCAGTAACAATGTTACAATATCCTTATAGGAGATGTCATTATGGCGTATTCAGAAAAAGTAATTGAGCATTATGAGAACCCACGCAATGTAGGAAAAATGGATGTCACTGATCCTTCAGTGGGCACAGGCACAGTGGGTGCACCAGCATGCGGTGATGTCATGCGTTTACAAATAAAGGTCGAAAATGGGATTATTACGGACGCCAAGTTCAAAACTTACGGTTGCGGATCGGCAATTGCTAGCTCCTCACTCGTTACCGAATGGGTCAAGGGCAAATCAATTGCGGAAGCAGGCACAATTAAGAACAGCCAAATTGCTGAGGAACTCGCGTTGCCGCCTGTTAAGATCCACTGTAGTATCCTCGCTGAAGATGCGATAAAAGCTGCAATAAAAGATTATCAGGATAAAAATCCTGTGCCACAAGCAGATCCAGAACTTGATGCTTATAAAAAACAAGCCGCAGAACTCTGGAGCGACAGTTGTACTACCACAAGGTCCCTATGATAACGATAACTGAATCAGCACAGGCCAAGATTGCCGATATACTAGCAGAAGAAAACAAACCCAACCTAAAAGTCCGTGCATTTGTGCAAGGCGGCGGTTGCTCAGGATTCCAGTATGGATTTACCTTAGACGAGGAGCAGGCCGAAGACGACTTTGAAGTCAACGGTGTGCTAGTTGATTCAATGAGCATGCAGTATCTTGCCGGTGCCACTATTGATTTCAAAGACGACATTCATGGCAGCAGTTTTACTATCAACAATCCCAACGCACAAACAACCTGCGGATGCGGATCGAGCTTTAGTGTATGATTTCAGTTACACCAGCAGCGGCCAGCAAGATAGCAAGAAATTTAGATCGTCGTGGTGGTGGTCTAGGCATACGCATAGGTGTTAGAACTACCGGTTGCTCGGGCCTGGCTTATGTGCTAGAATATGTAGATGAATTACAACCCGGAGATGATGCAGAACTGCACGATGGATTCAGCGTTGTAATAAACAAAAAAGATCAACCGTATCTGCAAGGACTACAAATTGATTATATTCGTCAAGGCCTCAACGAAGGCTTTGAATTTACTAACCCTAACGAAAAGGACCGTTGCGGATGCGGCGAGTCATTTAGAATTTGAAAACAAAATTTATCAAGTATTTTATGGACATTGCTCGGCGCACAGCTGAGTTGAGTTCTGCACGTAGGCTTCAAGTTGGTGCTATTGTGGTCAAAGACGACAGAATTATCAGCATTGGCTACAACGGTATGCCCGCAGGGTGGGACAACAACTGCGAACATGAGGTCTCCAATGGAGATGAAGGTCAAACGCTGATTACCAAAGCAGAGGTATTACATGCAGAAACTAATGCAATTGCTAAGCTGGCAAAAAGTTCGGAAAGCGGCCTTGGTGCTGATTTGTTTGTTACTCATGCTCCTTGTATGGACTGTGCCAAGCTCATTTATCAAAGTGGCATTAAGCGTGTTCATTATGGCGTGGCTTATCGAGATGATTCGGGCATACGCTTCCTCCAACAATCCAACATAGAAGTCATAGAACACAATGTTTAATCCAAGATTTGAATATGCCCCAGTGCCCAGGGTAGAAGTAAATGGCAAGCGTTTTTACGCCACACCCGACGGTAACAAGTTACCCAGCGTGACAACTATTTTAGATAAAACCAAACCCGCTGAAAAAATACAAGCCCTACAAGAATGGAGAAAACGTGTAGGCGAACAAAAAGCTCAGCAGATTACCACAGAAGCTGCCAATCGCGGAACACGTATGCACAGCTACCTAGAACACTATGTCAAAAATGGTGAGCTAAAAGATCGCGGTACTAACCCATTTAGCTGGGCCAGCCATGCCATGGCCGAAGTTGTTATCAAACAAGGACTTGATAACCGTGTCAACGAATTTTGGGGCTATGAAGTTCCGCTGTATTTTCCCAGCGTGTATGCTGGTACTACAGATGCCGCAGGTATACATTTAAATGAAGAAGCTATATTAGACTACAAGCAAACCAACAAACCCAAAAAAGTTGAGTGGATTGAGGATTATTTCTTACAGTTATGTGCCTATGCAGAAGCTCATAATGAATTACATGGCACTCACATCAAAAAAGGTGTGATTTTAATGTGCGTCAAACCTGCGACAGATGACATGGGCAATGTGCTTACAACCCCCGAATACCAAGAATTTGTGTTAGAAGGTGCTAATTTTGAGAAATACCGCACGCTCTGGTGGAAACGTGTAGAGCAGTATTATCTGCTAAATACGTAATCGGAGATTAATAGATGGCTATTGTACAAATATCGCGCATTACACAGCGCAAAGGACTTCAAATAAACTTACCGCAGTTGGCAGGTGCTGAATTCGGCTGGTCAATTGACGAACGCAGATTGTTCATTGGTAATGGCACACTACAAGAAGGTGCTCCTGTAATTGGTAACACAGAAATCCTTACAGAATTTTCAGATATTTTAGCATTTCAAACCAACTACACCTACCAAGGTGCAGCAGCTGGTTATATTGCACAAACAGGCCCCACAGCCGGTAATCCAATTAGTCAAAGTTTACAGTCCTGGCTAGATCAGTTTGCCACAGTCAAAGACTTTGGCGCTGTAGGTGATGGTGTTACTGACGATACTGCGGCCATTAACCGTGCCTTGTATCAAATTTATTGTCGTGAAGTTAATCCGCAGATCCGCCGTGGGCTATTTTTCCCAGCTGGTGTGTACAAAGTCACAGAATCGATTGTTATTCCGCCATTTGCTACATTATACGGCGAAGGAGCAGATAACAGTATTATTCAAATGGCACCCGGAGATGATTCAGCGTTAAGAGCCTATGTTGCTCGCACAGGTGACAGTTTGCAACAAACTGGTGTAAACATCACCAACAACGGCGCTATCCCTCCTCAGTACGTTACTATTGCCAATATGGGTTTTCAAACTTTGGATCCCGATGTTGATGTATTTTTAATTGAAGATATCAATAATTGCAGTTTCTCTGGTGTGACTTTTACTGGTCCGCTAACACAGGCAGATCTTGACACTGACGCAGACAACACAGCTGGCATACGTTTTGCAAGTACATCAAGTTTGGTATGTAATGCTGTAACTATTGATCGTTGCGTTTTTTCTGGCACAACATTTGGTATTGCCACTGAACAACAAATCAACGGTGTCACAGTAAGTAATTCAAAGTTTGATACCTTGTTCAAAGGTATTGAACTGGGTGTATCGGCTCCAGTCAACGGTGGCCCTACTGGTACAAGAATTGTACACAATTTATTTGATCACATCTATGCTCAAGGCATTGTGATAGGCGCTATCAATCTCAACGCAACAGGATACAATATTTTTTATGATGTAGGCAACCACTTTGATGGTGTGTTACAACCAGCAACATCAATTATTGAAATCAATGGTGATAACAACATCTGCGTTGGTGATATGTTTGAACGTGGTGATAGTTATGTTAGTACCTACCCACGCATCAATATCAACAGTCGTCAAGTTATTGCCACAATGAACGGCAAAGAAATTCAGCTTGGTACCTTTAAACGTGAGAGTGGATTCACTGAAGTAGTAGTTGGAAACACAGCCAGCGCCACTACAATTGCATCATCTGATTTAGAGGCATTTACTGTAAATTACAGCATTGTTCGAGATGCAGCTCGACGCACTGGCACAATTAGTGTGACCAATGATCTAGTTGGAAATATTGTATACAGCGATGACTTCACACAAACTGCTACCACTGGTGTAGTATTAACAGTGGTCAACAATGCAGGAACAGCAGACATCAAATACACAGCCACATCGGGTGCCAATGGCACATTTATCTATTCAATATACTCGACACTGTAATTGATGTGGCCCATTAACTTTGCCCAACGATTGGAATCGTGGAACACTCTACGAGAATCTATTCAAACTCTTCCTTTAGAACAAGCACTTGAAGCTATCAATTCGTGGTGGTTTGATGTGCCTTGGCGTCCATACTATCTGCACTGGGATGATCAGGCAATTTGGCCAGATCCTTGGCAACTTTTAAGTGATAACCACTATTGTGATCTTGCAAGAGCACTGGGAATACTGTATACTATAAGTTTGTTGGATCGTGAAGATTTAAGCGATGCAACGCTGGTTTTAACGGATCAAGGTGATAATTTAGTCCTAGTTGACAAATCAAAATATATACTTAATTGGGACCGAGACACAATCGTAAATACCAACCAAGCAGTAAACATCAAGAAGCAGTTGACGCAGTCAGCAGTAAAACAGCAGTACTTATAAAAATATACGGAAGTTAAATGACGCAGATTACAGTAGTT